TGGGGTGGTTTGGGTGACGATCATCGTGTCCTTTTGATCTGCAAAGCGCCCTCCGAGGAAGGCGCTTCACGCATCAGGCAGCTACGCCCGGACCCATGGCGGACGCGATGACGGTCGCGGCCTGGGTGGTGGGGCGGTATTCGGCCTTGTATTGGATGGCGACGATCCCGTTCACCACAGCATTCGCCACGGTGCGGGTCAGGCTGGCGAACACGTAGCGCAGCGCTGGGTCGTACACGTCCACCACCAGGGCCTTGTCATCGGCGTCAGATGCACCAGCGGTGAAGGCGGCGGTGGCCACCTGCGTCACAGGCGTGGGCGAGCTGGTGGAGCTGGCAGTGTTGCCCTTGGCGGTAAGCGTGAGAACGCTGGTGGCGGTCACATCACCCAGCAGGGCGATGAACATCACGCCGTCGTAGCCCTGCATGTCGAGAACGCTGGTCAGAACTTCGGTTTGCGCGGCGACTGCGGATGCAGCCACGGGCGTGACCTTGATGTTTTTCAGGAGGCTCATAGCGATACCTTTCAGGAAGTTGAGTCGGGGCGCCCGGTGTGGCTCGCCCCGTGGTTGATCAGCTGGCGAAGGACAAGAATTTGAGAGCTTCAGTATTCTGCGCACCCCCGCCTGTTCGCTTAGTCGAGTAGAAGAGGACCCATGGCTTTGCCGTATACGGATCTCTGAGCGTGCGGATGCCCAAGCGGTCAACAATCAGGTATGCCTGCTTGAAGTCACCAAAGGCCAGCGACAGCGAGCCAGTGCCAAGGGCGGGCATGTACTGGTCGATGCGGGTTGGGTAGCCCAGCAGGCGGTCTGGTTGACCGGCTTGAAAGGATGGCTCCCACAGATAGCGGTCGCTGGTGGCTTCCTTCATCTTGCGGATCTTGGTCCGCACCTCGCGGCGCATCACGAACGATGCGTTTTGCAGGTACTGGTCCTTGAACGCGCCGATCAGGTCTTGCAGCGGATCAGCCTTGGTGGTGGTGAAGTCGCCGTTGGCGCCGGTCTTGACGTGCTCAAAAGTACCCCATGCGCGGGTGTCGTCGCCCGTAGCGGCGGTGGCGTATGCGGCCAGGCCCTTGGGCTTGCCCACACCGTCGCCAGTCCAGAACGCAGCGCCTTCGACGCGCGCGAACTTGTCGGCGATCTTGCCTGCCAGCCAGGCTTCAACGTTGGTCGCGGCGTCGTCCAGGATGCGTTGCGATGCCTTGGGCATGGCGTACATCTCATGGGCCTCGATGCGCCATTTGCCGACCTGCGGGGTCGAGGTTTCAGGGCGATCGCCCAGCTCAGACACCCATCCGGCGCTGGCTTCGTCGTTGTCGAGGATGCCTTCGATGTCGTTGGAGCTGATGGTCTGAACCTCGGCCAGTTGGCGCATGGTGGACTGCTCGTAGATCTTGCCCAGCATGCGGCCAGCAGTGGCGTGGGGCAGCAGGTAGCCGCCGTCAGGATCGGACCCGGCAGACATGGCCTTGCGCTCGTCGGCGGTCAGGCTTTCCAGCGTGGCGCCCACGGCCAGCTTGAAGAAAGCCGACTTGTACTGCGTGTAGGCTTCCACGGACAGGTCGCCGGGATGGCTCTTGCCCTTCATCTGGAAGTCGGCGCGCAGTGCGATGTTGAAGTTCTTGGTTTCTTCTGCCAGATCGGCGGCGGACTTTGCTTCGATGTCGTTTTGAGGGCGGTTGGCCTTCTTCTGCAGCTCGTCCAGCGCGTCTTTCAGTTCGTCGAACTGATCGCAGGCCTTGGACAGCGTTTCGACCTTGGCGGTGAGGTCGCCGATGGCCTTGCCATCGACCTGTGCGGCCTTCAGCTCGGTGACGGTCTTTTGCAGCTCGTCGTAGGCCTTCTTGCGGTCTTCGAGCATCTGCTTGATTTCGAGGATGTCAGACATGGTGTTTACCTTTCGGAAATGAAAAAGCCGCCTCAAGGGCGGCTGGTTGCTTCGGGGGCCTGTTGGTCAGACTGCTGGGCAGCCTTTCAGGGCGGCGGCCAGTTCGGCCAACTTCTCAGCGTTGTCCCCGGAATCACTCCGGCTGACACTCTTGATGCGGGAAACCATGGCGGTCGCCTCGCTCTTCGATAGGCCACAAACATCACGCAGGTGGCGCTCGATCTCTGCCAGCGTCTCCAGGTCTTCGATGGTCTTCACCGCCGAAACCCGAGACGCGTCATTCATGGGGAAAGTGACCAGGGACAGCTCCACCAGGTCCGCCTTCTTGATGGTGCGCACGCCGGTCACGCGGTCCCAGCTGTCGTCGCGCACCCGGTAGCCGATCGACAGGCCGCTGATGGCGCCCATCTTCATCAGCTCGTAGGCCTCGGCGCCGCGCGCAGTCTTCAGCGCCAGCTTTCCTTTCACCTTCAGGCCAATGGCGTCTTCTTCCATTTCGGTGTAGACGCCGATGGGCTCTGCCTGGCGGTGTTGCCACAGCATGGCGGGCATGCGGCCTGCGGCTTTCGAAGCAGCCAGGGTTTCAGCGAAGGCGCCGGCCACCACGATGTCGCCGCCCTTGTCGGTGATGTTGAACACCGACCCATAGCCCTCGAAGGTGCCGTCGTCTGCGGCCTTCAGCTCGAAGGCGAAATCAAGGTTTTTGGTGGTCATGTTGTCCTTTCAATGGAGCATTGCGAATAGCAGCGCTTCGTCTTCTTCTCTTCGCGATGCCTCCAGCGGAGGTGGCAATGGATCTGTGTAAAAACTTGGCCGGGCTCGAAATCCGTATCCGCCACCACCGCCTGACGCCGTAGCGGGCGCTGGTGCAGGCGCCGGGGCGGGCGCCGGGGCGGCAGCGTTCAGGGCGGCAAACAGCAGGGACAGCATCTAGACCGTCCGCGAGAGCTTGACCTTCACCTCACCCGCTCCGACTGCGGTCGTGTCTGTGTGCGCAGCATTGCGAGTGATGGCGATGCCCAACCCCAGAGCGAAGCGGAAGCCATGAAAGCCGATGTTGGGATTGGCAACTCCAGGCACGCCGCTTGCCGCAGCAGGCACCGGAAAAATCATCTCTGGCACGTCAGTACCCACCGTGGGTGCAGTGGCCTTGTTGTACAGCTTGATATAGGCAGTGGACGCGCCCTCGTTCGTCGCGTAGAACGATGAAAGGTTGCTCGTTCCAGTCAGGACCAGGGCGCCATTGGTTGAAGCCGCGCTGTTGACAAAATAGGGCGTCGCCGGGACCACCGGGTTTACCGTGCCCGCCGTGACCGTCGCGGTTACCGTGCCGGATACCGGCTGTGTCGCACTGACTTGGGCGGCAGGGATGGGCTCGGTAGCGTAAGTGCCCTGCACAAAACGCCAAGACTGAGTGCCACTGGTCCGGGCGGTACAGCGTACGCGCACCCGACGTAATGCATTTACCGACAACTCCCAGCCATATACCGGCTGTGCCGACAGGGCCCCAGTGGCGGTTTCAATGGTGTTCGCATTGGAGCGCACAGCCTGGACGCCGAACCAGTTGCTGTCGCCAGTCGATTCGAGCGATCCTTCAAACGTGACGTTGACCCCCGAAAACGTACCGCTGCAGAATGCCATGACGTTCGAAGCTCGCGACACATCGCCAGACACCGTTCCGCCGACCACAGGGGTGCCAATCGTCGCCTGGACCGCCGTGATGTCGCCAGTTATGTCCGGATAGCTTGCGGGCTTGGAGGACACTTTCAGCCGACCTTCTTCGTCCATGTTGAACGTGTTCAAGTCGCCATCCGCTACCAGGGTGCTGTCGCTGTCGCGCCGCTTGCCAAGCATGACCTGGCCAGCACTGCCGTCCACAAATTGCGCGTTGTGCAGGCCAATCGATCCTGACAACGTAGATATCAAGGCCTGAATTGCGGACAACACCGATGCGACCTGGGAATCCTCTACGGGCATCGGGTTGGACTCTGAAAGCGGCAGGCTTGCCCCGTCTCCACCCATATCGAGCTTGACCACTTGATACTTGACGCCACCGACATCATCGGCAGCGATCACATCGCCGCCCGCTCCGGGGTTCAAGGTCGTGTTATCGGCCATCAGGCGTCTTTCTCCGTGGATTGCGTGCTGCTCTTGATGATGTTGCCGCTGCCGTCGCGCTCAATCTTGGTTTCGCTTGTCGTCTTCCGTGCTGGCAGCGTCACCTTGACCTCCGCAGGCTGGACGGTGTTGTTCACGGTCACTTCCGGCGCCGCGCTGGTGATGTCGTTGATAACTGTTACCTGCGGGGCCGGGATCACCATCGGGTCGGCCTTTGCGTCTGCACGCATCTGGTCGAGCACCGACATGGCCGCCTTTGTGAGCCCGTCGAAGTAGGTTTTTACGGATTTCCGCATCTCGTCCGAGTCGAGCGACACGGTTACCGGCGTAGTGACATGCACCGACTGTTTGTCCAGCTTTTTCTCCATCTCTTCGAGCAGGCTCTTCACCGCCGTTTTGCCCGAGTTTTCATCCATCGCCGGGGCCGGTTGCTGCCCGTTGCTACCAAGCGGCAGCTTTGCGGCCTCGCCACCCATCGGGTTCATTTCTTCCAGCTCGCGCACCTGGTCGGGCGTCATCCAGCCAGGGTGCCCGCCAGAACCAAGGGCCTTTGCGTAGTATTCGGCGCGGTCCTTGGCGGAGGCGCGCATCAGGGCGTTGGCTACGTGCTTGCAGTACAGCCCTTTGCGACGTTCCGCGCGGGTCAACAGGTGCAGGTCGGCCGATTGCTCGATCCTCATGTACCAGGGGCCTAGCGTGTCCTCGCGGTGGGCGCTGGAGAACTCCTCGGCGCTCGCGTAGGTGCTGGTTTTGTCGGTGTGGAACACCTTCTGAGGGTGCACACCCATGAACCGGCACACTTCCTCGATCTGGTGCTTGCGCGTCTCCAGGTGCTGGGCATCGACGCCGGAAAGCGCGCCGGAAATCCACTTTGCGCCGTTGTCGAGGATCATCGGCACGCCAGCGTTCTCCGCGCCTGCGTTTTCAGCCAATATCCAGGCTTTCAGGGCCGCGTACTGCTCTTTGTTCAGCTTGCCTTCTATCGAGTAGGTGCCCGATGTTCTAACCCCCTTGGCGTGCAGCTTGGCGTGGGACTCTTCGGTAGCGATGGCCAGGCCCAACGCCTCGCGCGCCAGGCTCAGAACGTCCAAACCAAGCAATCCATCCCACGACGGGCCGCGAACGTGCCAAATAGCCTCGGCTGGGAACTCTTGCACGGCCCCGGTTTCGCCTGTGACCTCGAAAACCACCCTGTAATCGGGCTTCTGCACCTTCTTCACGCGGCCAGGGTTGAGCAAAATCAGCTCAGATATTCCGCCCATGGTGCGGTTGATGAATGCGTAGGAGTTGCCCAGCGCCGCATGAATAGTCTGCGTTTCGCGAAACTCGAATGAAGTGGTCCAATCGTTGGGCGCGAACGCCAGAAGGTCGTAGAGGCGGTGGTCTTTAGCTGCTTCGATCTTCTTTAGACCGCCCTGCTCCACCTCACGGAACACTTTCAGCGGCACCTGGGCCACGCCCTGCGACAAAACCCGCAGGCAGGCGAACATGGTCGCCACCTTTAGCGCGTTTTCCAGCGTGATCGTCGGGCCAGCCATGGAAGACCGGCCAGCACGGAGCATTTCCGCCCACACGGCAAGCGGGTCCATAGACTTCTGCTCGGCCACGGCGCGCGCCAGGAACCCCATTACTTCACACCTCGCGCCAGCATCACACCAGCAGCCAGAGCGAACAGTCCGCCCACAACGTACCCAGCAGGCAAATACACCAGCGCGGCCCCGTAGGACACTCCACCGGCCCCACCCAGCATGAGCGCATCAGGCAAAAAGCCTGCCGCCGCGCTCGCAGCGGTCTGCAATTTGTCTTTGATGGTCATGCGGTTTCCCAAAAGGACTTCTCTGCACAGATAGTTGCGTTGACAAGCCCCGCCGCCATCACAGCAGCGACAGCCAAGTCAATCCGCCCCGTTGCTTTCTCTTTCGACAGCTTGCGGTTCTCCGCGCCGTCCTGCTCAATGACTGCGTTGCTCATGCACCAGTCCAGCACCTTGTGGCCCGC